TCTCCCTACTTAAACGTGACTTAGCAGTCTTTGCCTTGATAAGATTTCCGACGATATCAGTTCCATCCTTTTCTTTCTTTTTACTAAGATGGATAATTGTTGATGCGGCATACTTGAGACCACTTCCTCCACCCATTTCTTTGGTAGGAACATAAGCACCGATGACATCGTAGGTATGATTCGTAACGATCATTGGAATGTTTGCTTGACCCAACTTGAGAGTGAGCATCCTGAAAGCACCTTTGATAAGTTGGGATTTGGTCATGTCCCGAACTTGTTTGTCGTTAAGTGCATCAGTAATCTCCTTCTCAGTGGAAAGCATCCCCAGAGAGTCTAGCACAAACATACATGGTTTGCGTTCATCTGCCGGTTTTTTCAGATAAATGTCTACTGCCTTGAGTGCCTTACTACGAAACTCCTCAACAGTAACTACATTGACAACAACTGTGCGTTCAAGATCAATCCCACGACTTGCGAGTAGAGACTTGTTAACAGCGGCTTCAGTATCAAAATATAAACAATACCCATCAGGGTTGCTATCAAGAAAATTCTTGACGACCGCAAGGCTGAAAAAAGTTTTTCCAGTACTAGACTCGCCAGCAATGGCAGTAATCTTATTCCCAGATACACCACCAAATATAGACCCTGAA